ATGAAAATGTTTAGAAACAGTAAAAAAAGTAAGTTGTTTATACAAAAAATAAATGAACTATTATCTGATTCAGAATTAAAGTTGAGCAAAGCATTGAAATTCCAGTTGTTGGAAGCAATGGAGTTGTGTGAAAAAGGTAGTAAGATTAGCTATCTTTCCTATAAAATATATCCATATGTATTGGAAGAACTAGCTTTGAATAGGATTCAATCGGATAAATTAAAGATGTTTAAGCGCTATTTAGAGCAAGAAAGGTGGAAATATTATTTTGGTTCTGCTTTGGGAATGGCGTTTACTTCGATTAGATAGTGGTTCTGAGGATTTGTAAGTACATTGATTGTGCTATGCAACTTCGATAGAATATGAGAAAGTCCCAAGAAAGACTAATCTTGGGACTTTTACAATCTTTGATTGAGATTCGTTTTTGTTTATCAGTCATTTACCCACACCCCGCTGACATAATCCTCAGATAGAATGGTTTGACTTAAAACTTTTTTTGCTTGCCAGTCATAGATGAGTGCCTTACCAGCCAGAATCAATAATAATCTATTACCGTCTAGTTGGCGGACATGGTCAATATAATAAGGACGAGGATTAAGCTCGTCTAGACGATGGTAGCTCTCTTGACCTGTTTGGGTATTATAAATGGTGAAAGAGATTGCAGATAGCCAATCGCTTTCGTGCTCAATGAATAATAGGTTATCTTCCTTGAGTGGTTGGATGCTTCCTGGTGTAGGCTGTGATAAGGTTATGGAGGAAAATGTACGTGTCTTTGTATTGAAGGTCAAAATATCATAGGAAGTCTCAATATCCTTGTAATCTAAAGCATGGTGACTAGTGATTGGAAGATAGAGTATATCCTTTGCAAGGAGTCCTTCATGAGTTACTAGATTTTTGTCATATTCGACTATATCTGATGTTGTAAAGCTTGTTTTATCGATAATATAGAGAACATTTTTTTGAGAATCTGATTGACCAGTGGTCATTTGATTGCCGTTTAAATAAATGAATGTATCATCTGCATAGACATATGGAAGTGGGAAAAAATTATCATCTAGTTTTAATTGATTTTTTAATTTGAACGTATTATCGAACTGTGATAAGGCATGGAAAGGACCTGCTGTATAAAAATGTTGTCCATCAGTTCCGCTGATGTAGGTAGCGTATTTGCTTGGCTTACGAAGAATTTCTCCTGTTTTGAAATCAATAGAAACCAAATTGTCATTGATAAATTTCTGCTGGTCATTGGTAAAAACTAAATATTGATTGTCTAGAATGTGATTTTTTCCAGAGCCGAAATAGTTGTCCGAATTCATTTTTTGAGTGTGAATGAGCTTTGGCTGGTCATTAGATAATTGAAAGGCTTCGATTTTACCTGGATAAACGAGATAGAAGTCAGCATTTGAATCGAGTTCTACTTTGGCGTGCTGATAGGTTTCCAATTTCCAAGCGATAAAGGAAAAAATAAGGCAAAAAGCGGCAAGTAAAGCGATTATCATTTTTTTCATAGGGTAAGCCTCCTTTCTATCCATAGTATAGTTTATTTTTTAGAGAAGGACAAGTTTTAATCTGTTAATATACAAAAAGTGTGAAAAAACTGAACCTTTCGTCTTCAATCACAATTTGAATCATTAAAAATAGCTTAGAATCACGGTTTCTTACGACGTAATTCTAAGCTATTTTCTATTTTTAAGACTTGCTTAGCCTCTTCTTATTTTCCAAGACAGAATTGGCTAAAGAGTTGGGTGATGAGTTCATCTGGAGCCGCATCGCCTGTGATTTCTCCTAAAATCTGCCAACAGCGTGTCAGGTCAATCTGTAACAAGTCTACTGGCATGCCCATTTCCAGCCCATCGTTGACAGCTTGTAGGCTTTGGACGGCTTGCTCAATCAGGGAAATATGGCGAGAATTGGAGAGGTAGGTGGCATCTTGCTCGACCAGACCAGCATTTTCAAAGAAGAGCTGGTTGATTTTTTCTTCGATTTGGTCGATGTTCTGGTTTTTCAAGACGGAAATGCGAATGACATCCTCAGGCAGTTGGTCTGCTTCAATCTTCTCTTCCAAATCGGTCTTGTTGAGCAGGACGATGCGGTTGGCCAAATCGGAAATGGCTAGGAGGTTGCGGTCTTGTTCGGTCAGTGGCTCGGATGCGTTGAGGACTAGCAGGATGAGGTCGGCCTCCTCAAGGGCTTTTTTAGACCGTTCCACACCGATTTTTTCAACGATGTCATCTGTTTCACGGATACCTGCGGTATCAATCAGCTTGAGGGGGACACCTTTGATGTTGACGTATTCTTCGATAACGTCGCGGGTTGTTCCTGCGATGTCTGTAACGATGGCTTTCTCTTCGCGGAGAAGATTATTGAGCAGGCTGGATTTTCCCACATTTGGACGACCGATAATAGCGGTCGCGATGCCTTCACGCAGGATTTTTCCACGGCGGGCAGTGCGGAGGAGATTTTCCAAAAGGGCTTGGAACTGGAGGGTTTTCTCGCGGACCAGCTCTGTCGTCGCCTCCTCGACGTCGTCGTACTCAGGGTAGTCGATGTTGACCTCGACCTGTGCCAGTGTGTTGAGAATCTCCTGACGGGTGTCGTTGATGAGCTGGGAAAGGGAGCCGTCAAGCTGGCGGACGGCATTGTGCATGGCCTTGTCGGTCTTGGCACGGATAACATCCATGACGGCCTCGGCCTGAGTCAAATCCACACGGCCGTTGAGAAAGGCACGCTTGGTAAACTCGCCTGGTTCAGCCATTCGAGCACCTTGGCGAATCAGGAGTTGAAGGATTTCGTTGGTAACGGCGATGCCTCCGTGGGTGTTAATCTCGATGACATCTTCGCGGGTGAAGGTGCGTGGGGAACGCATGACACCCAGCATGACCTCGTCAAGCACTTGCCCTGTCGCAGGGTCAATAATGTGGCCATAGTTGAGGCTGTGGCTAGGAACAGTCGCCAAATCCTTTCCCTTGAAAACCTTGCTGGCAATGGCAAACGCATCCGTCCCAGACAGGCGGACAATCCCGATAGCCCCCTCACCGAGAGGAGTTGAAATGGCAGTTATTGTATCGAATTCTTTGGTGATCATTTTAGTCCTTTTATATGGCGTATTTACAAGGTTTTGCCCCAAATCCGCCCCAAATTTTTCAAAAGAGCGATTTTATTTTGTCAAAATCGGCTATCTCTTTTTCTTTGAGTAGGTGCGAATAGGTGTTGAGTGTGACAGTGGGGTCTTTGTGTCCAATCAGCTTGGATATGGTCAGTACCTCGATGCCGTTTGTCAGCAGGTAGCTGACATAGGTGTGGCGGAGAGAGTGGATATGGACAGACCTGCCAATCAGTTTTTTCAATCGCTTGTTTAGGTATGCGTGGGCATTGGCTGGGAACAAGCGGTTGAAATCATTTTCTTGCCACTGATGGGCTTTATACTCTTGCAGCAAGTCTATTGTACCATTATCCAGTGGAACTGTCCTAACTGATTGCTGATTTTTTGTCGGGGCAAATCCAGCGTTGGTGTAAATATCCCATGTTTTGTTGATGGTAAGCTGATTGTTTTCAAAATCTATGTCATCCCAAGTCAATCCCAAAGATTCCCCAACACGCATACCAGTGACAGCCAAGAGGTAGATTTGTAACTGGCGGTGTACGTAGGGATTTTCTTTGGTATACTCAATGAGGTTTAGATACTCTGTTTGGGTCAGGAATTTCTTATCAAGCGGGCTTGGCTCGATGTCAGAGTTTACTTTTGCTAGTTCGGCAAAGTTGATTTTTATCAGCCTATCCATGACAGCATACTTGGCACAGGATTTTATTTTAGCATGTATCAGCCGCAGTGTGGACTTGCGGTAGTGTTTGCCCATCTCATTCAATATGGCTTGATAGCTGGATGGTGTGATGTCGATGATTTTGATTTCCTGGAAGTAGCGATTGATTGCAGCGGTGGCAGTTTCGTAGTGTTTGAGCGTACCAGCAGATACAGATGGTGCCCGGTGGATTTTGTACCACTTTTCAAAGTATGCGACAAGGGTAATCTGCTTATCTTCCACGATGCCGTCAGATAGTTCCATTTCGGCTTGGGATGCCGCTTGAACAGCCTCCGCCTTAGTTCTATACCCCGACTTGGATTTCTGCTTATATGAGCCGTCTTGGGCTTTGTAGGAGATGCGATATTCCCAGCCGTTTTCTCTCTTTCGGAAATATGCCATATTGATTTTACCCCTTTCTTTTGATAAAATGGGTATAAGAAAAGACTTGCCCCAAAAGGCAATTTTTCTCAAACGGTTTACCTCATGCTCTCCTGTCGCCAAACACGGAGCGTGAGGTTTTTTATTTTAGTTTCTTTCTAGCAAACTCTATTCGCTTGTAAAATACATCTTTCCACATAACACCGCCGTAAAGTGGTTGCTTGTCCTTGAGGAAACGCTCGCAGATTTCAATCTCTTTCTCGTATTCCCTCAAACCTCGATAGTTTATGGCGATTCTTTCAAATAACGGGGCAGACCCCATAAACTCATCATTTTCAGATAGTGGCAGTAGCAGTGAATTTGAGTCCAGGTATTTCTTTTCCTTGGATAACTTTTCCCCAGCATTGAAAATGTTATTTAGTTCCTTTGCTTTGTCATCTACTGACATTCTTTGTCTGAGTTCCTTCGCACCCTCGGTATCACCTATTTTTTTGAGATATTCAGCATACTCATTTTGCCATAATCGGTGATTTTCAAGATTTTGTTTGCTATCCTCATCACTGACCCACCCTTTTTTGTGTAGCTCAATGATATGTCGGTTTTGGGCGATAGTATCTTTACCTAATTCAGTAACAGTATAGTTTGCCGTGGCTAGTGAAACCTTAATTAGTTTGGTAATTCTCAAATCGGGTCTATCAACACCATAATTTCTTGATAGATGAATTGGGTACTTTTTGACATCACCACCTAATCTATCAACAACCCATAGAAAAATTAAATCTGAGATAAGTATCTCCGTTCCAGGTACAGGGTCATTTGCCCACTCATACACATCATCATAGCTAAAGTTTGGATAGTACCTACCGTTGACTCTGTAAGGTTTCTTCATCGGTGGTTGTGGTACAGCTTTTTGGATTGATGGCTTTGAAGTTGGTGTGAGTTTTTTGAACAAGCTAAAAATTCCCATATTATATCCTTTCCTTATCCAACTAAATTTAAAAATTCTTCTCTAACCATAGTTTCATTGGCCATGGTTTTTAATTTATACTTTTCCATAAAGCGAATGTAGTTAAACTCGCTCACATCGTCTATCGTAGCCAATTCTTCCTTAACAAGATAATGAATCATATTTCTATCCGCTTGAAGTTCGTACTGTTCGCGTCTACGGTCATATTGTGACGGATCATGACTTTGATGTCCAATTTCATGGTAGATAGTTTTCTTTTTTTCGATTTCATCAAGATATGTATCGACTGCAATCAAGTTGTGCTTTTTGTTATAGATACCCTTATTATCTGTATCCCTACCGTCAAAATAGACCAAATCAATACCACGTTCAGCGCATACTGATTCTGGTGTCATCATAGGCAAAACTCCTTATTTTCTATTTTTAATGCGAATTTCTAGGATAGATGCAATTAAATCCAAATCTTCTTCATTAAGTTCGTGTCCATCATAAAAGAAACTTTCTGCCGCATCTTTTTTTAGGTCTATTTCTGACAGACTTTCATCGGATGCAATCCGAGGATTATCTGTCCTACCTAATAAGTAATCAGTGGATACGTTGAAGTAATTAGCTATTTCAGCAATACGTTCGGCGTTAGGAGTAGATTTTTTTATCTTATATAGTGTATTTCTGCCATAGCCTAAATCTTCTTCTACAGAACCAAGGGATTTCCCTTGCTTTTTTGCTAGTTCTTTAATTTTTTCAAATGTTGAAAACATTGATTTATCAACCTTTCCAGAGCATTCCAAAAAATATTTTAACAAATTTGGTGTAAAGGTATTAACTTGTTATCCCAAAAGGTGTAAAATATGTTTTGTAAATGATTGAGTTAGAAAAAAACGAAGTCAAAAACATTCTAAAATTAAATATAACACGGTCGCCAAACTGTATTTATAAATGATTAGAAGTGTTCTAAACGTTGTTTTTATTATGCTTTGATTTTACCCTAAAAGGTGTAAGTTGTCAAGGATTTATATAAAATATTCTAACTCTTTCGCTTACATTTTAAAAGAAAGCGAGGGAGAGTTATGCCAGATACAAATAGTGGACGTCAAAAAATCTTAGACTATCTAGATGCGAACAATATCACTATGACAACACTTGCTGTCCAGTACGGAATGGTACGTCAGGATGTCACTAATATTTTAAACGGTAAACTAAAAAATCCACAAGCAAATCGTTTCATTGCTCGTGTGATTGAAGATTTTAAGATTAGGTAGGAGGTTAATGATGGAGGAAACAATTACCATTTCAAGAACGGAGTTAGAGTTGATGATTGCCGATGTAATTGCTAGAAATACTCTTCCAAGGAAAAAGAAAGATTACAGAGATGTTCATATTACACGTTCTGACATAGAGAAAGTTAACAAACAATTTCCAAATGTTTCTAAGTTGCTAAGTCGTCGTTTTTCTTCTCAAATTACAGATTTACCATCTAAAGAAGAGATACGTTTTGGCTTGAGTGTTCCAAATGATATCTATACAAGACGTAGATTTTCAAGCGGAATTGAAAATTATGTACATCATAAGCTCTATATATCTTCTGTTCAAGAATTGCTTAGAGGCCTATCGTTAGCGATTATGGGAGCATCAATAATTAAGGATTTAGATGATGATGAGTTCGAACATTCATTAGAAATTTATAATGAATTTAAAAATCTATTTCTTAAACTATATGAGGAACGATTGGTAGCTGAAGAAAGAATCTTGGAAAATATGAAAGAAAATTAGGTAGGAGGCAGTTTTTGAGTGAATCAAAAAAAAGCACCCAGGGCGGCAACCCGTAAGGTACTTGCTAAAAATTATTTACTCAATTATACCATAAAAATGAATGATTTAGATGATATTCAAGAACTTTTATTAGCAAATTGGCAACGGAAGTTTCACCCATTAAGTGAGGTATTGATTAACAGCCTAGTCGGGCTTAGTCTATATGATACGCTTACGGTTTTGGCTATGGCTAGAAAGGGACATTATGGATGACATTGCTGAAAGCCTCATATCACGATTTATCAGTCAGCTCAAAGCACGGTTGATAGAAGTGTTTGAGGTATTTGATATTGAAATGGCACTACCATTGGTACTCAATGGCAAACAGTGCAAGAAGTTGCTGGGGATTTACAATGATGATAAGTTCCAAGAAGTGACCAACTTGCCAGGTTTTCCAAAAATTGCTGAAAGAGGCAAACACCCACGCTATCCAAGGGATGCCGTTCGTGAATGGGTCAAAGAGAATTGGAGGTTACTAGCATAATGCAATATATCTTTCAGAAATACGCATGAGAACTATACCTCAATAAACAATGCTTGTTTGCAAGATGAAAGGTTAGGACCAGCCACAATTGGCATATTAGCGGTAGTTTTATCGAACAAACCTGATTGGGTTGTATATCCTGAGGAAATAGCAAAAAGAATGGGAGTTAGCAGACAGTTTGTTAACAAGCATTTCAAAATACTAGAAGAAGCTGGCTACCTATTTGTGATTAAAAAAGGCGGCGGTCGAGCTAAAGGAGTAACTCCTTTTCGATTTTTTAACGATAAACCTTTCACTGATAAATTTAAGGAATATATCCAGCAGAAACTAGACGAAGAGTTATCCACAGGTAATAATGCTCAATAATTTACAACTGTTAAGTTTTACATTTTTGTAAAATACAACAGTTGTATCTGCGCCACTAATAAATACTAACTATATAACAAGTACTAACCTTAATAATAATCTAGGGGCTATCGCCCACTAATAAACAATAAGAGGCTAAAGCCTCTAACTAACTTAAAAACAAACTAATCGTTATATAAATAATATATATAGGGAATTTCACAAGAGTTATCCACAGGAGGAAATCAAAATGACAAAAAAATATGAACTTGTCCTAGACGATACAATTAGCTTTTGGGGTTGGAAATTATTTCGTATCCGTGCATTGATTAGCTTTGGCAGTGTTGAGGCGGGGGATTTAGGCGGATATATCGAAAAAGAGGATAATTTAAGCCATGATGGCAATGCCTGGGTATCGGGCAATGTCAAAGTATGGGGCGGTGCCAAAGTATGGGGCAATGCCAAAGTATGGGGCGATGCCAAAGTATGGGGCGGTGCCGAAGTATCGGGCAATGCCGAAGTATCGGGCGGTGCCAAAGTATGGGGCAATGCCAAAGTATGGGGCGATGCCAAAGTATGGGGCAATGCCGAAGTATCGGGCAATGCCGAAGTATCGGGCAATGCCGAAGTATCGGGCAATGCCAAAGTATGGGGCAATGCCGAAGTATGGGGCAATGCCGAAGTATCGGAGCTAGGCGACATTATTGTTTTTAAAAATCACTGGTCAAGCGGTCGTCACTTTACTTATACAAAATCCAACAAAATGTGGAAAGTCGGCTGTTTCTATGGCACAGGTCAAGAATTGATTAAAAAAGCATATCGTGATAGTGAGAAATCAGGCAATTATTATAAGGCTTACGTTGATTTTGTAGAAACACTAGAACGATTAAGCGAGGAGTAAATTATGGCTGATTTAACTTTTCCAGAGTTGCAACAGAAGATGCAACTAGAAAAAGAACAAAAACAAGGCGTAAAATATCCTTTTCGTACAGCGGAGGACATTTACAACAAATTCAAAAAGCTAGATAGCGGCTGGAGCGTGTCTTTTCCAGAGGATGATATACAGGTCATCAAGGATAAGATTTACTACAAGGCGGTAGCGGTTGCTAGGAGAGAGAGCGACGGCATCGAGCAAAAAGCTGTTGGATGGGCTAGGGAGGAAGATGTACCAGTTTTTCACACTCAAAAAGGGGATGTGAAACAGATGCAAGACCCCCAATGGACTGGAGCGGTTGGCTCTTATGCCAGGAAATATGCCTTACAAGGTCTATTTGCCATAGGTGGTGAAGATGTTGACGAACACCCAGTAGATGAAAATCAAGAACAAGGTCAATCTAACCAGCAACAGCAGCCAACACAGCAGACACAGCAACAAAATCAAGTGAAATACATTGATAATATCCAGTATCAAGAAATTATCAAGACTGTTGAAGAATTTGCCTTCGTTAAAGGAGCGCCATTTGATACGGTTGCTAATTTTGTATTGAACAAGTATCAAATTCAAGACTTCCATCAAGTACCAGTTGATGGCTATAACGTAGTGATGGAATATCTCAACACACAAATTCAAAAAGCATACACAAAACAACAAGGAGTATAGGATATGAAAGATGTAACTTTAAGTGAACTAGATAATATTAAGCCAATTTATGTACCAGGTAAAATCACTCTTGACTTTGAAAGTCTTGACAAAGCAATTGCCCTTGCTGTTGCACAGTTGGAAGATAAAAAGATTGATGAGCTTGATTATAAAGAAATCAAGGCACAAATCACACGATATAAAGCCCTTGATGATGGATTAGACGCTGAGCGTAAAAAGATTGCTAAGAATTTCAAAAATCCACTTGATGAATTCGAAGAAAGACTTGAAAAAGCACGCATCCCATTGGGTGAGCTACTAACCAAACTTAGAAAAGTCAGAGATGATATTGATGAGCATAAGCGACAATTACGTTTGGATGTTGTTCGTGCGACATTTGAAAGTAAATGTTATGAGGTGGGTCTTGAAAAGACAACATTCGAGGATAAATACAATAATTTCTCTAATGCTGGACTTTTCAAGGCAGGTAAGTATGAACTCAAGAAAACAACTCTTGATGAAATGGATGCACTGGTACTCGCTGAATTTGACAAGCTGGAAGAATACAAAGCTAATAAGCAAGCTATCGAGGAACAAGCTCAAGAGTACGATTTACCAGCAGATGGGTATATCAGACATCTTGAAGATGGAAAATCTCTTGTTGATGTCTTAAAAATCATGAAAACAGATCGTGATGCCATTGCTTTACGCAAAGAGCAACAAGAGGCACAAGCTAAAGCAGAGGCAGAGCGCAAGGCAGAAATTGAGCGCTTGGCAAAAGAGCAAGCTAACGAAAGCATCAAAGCTATTGATACAGAAACTGGGGAAATCATCGAAAATCGCCCACCAGAGCTTGAGAGTGGAGCAAGAGGGGTATATAGACCACAGTCCCAAAACACAGCCCCAGAAGTAGCAAAATTTGAGCCTAGCGAGCCAATGAAAGTTACCATGCTATTAACTTTGCACGGTGGCAAATCACAACTAGACCAACTCAAAGAATATCTAGAGGATAACTTTATTAGTTTTGAAACTTTAGGAGGTATCTAATGACAATTACAGATTTAATAGAAAATGTAAAAGATTGGTCATCTGCAAAAGGACTTGACAAAGCTGAGCCATTAAAACAGATGTTGAAACTATTTGAAGAATTTGGAGAGTTAAACGCTGGTATTGCCAAAAACAATACTACATTGATAAAAGATAGTATTGGCGATGTGATGGTTGTATTGACGATACTTTGTCAGCAACTTAATCTCGATGCTCGAGAAATATTTTTAACAGCAGACAGCCTTACAATACATCATCCAAAAACGTTAGAAATTGAAGTATTGAGCTTAATAACTGGAGCTTTAATAGGAAAGCTATCGACAGCAATTCTAAATAGAACAAATAGAACTCATGAAATCAAACCAAACTTGATTATACGAGAAATTGTATTAAAGTTACATTTCATATCAAAGTATTACGATTTCACAAAGGAACAATGCTTTGAGACAGCTTGGAATGAAATTAAAGACCGTACAGGAAAGATGGTGGATGGTGTATTTGTTAAAGCAGCTGACTTAGAGGAGGGGCAATAATGAAAAAGGAAATGTACTATGTATCTGCAAACCGTGACAACCTAGATTTGGGCATGAAAATTGAGGCTGAAAATACTTATATGGCAGCTGTATATTTTGTGTCTAAAATGTGGAATGATTTCAGTCTTAATGATGTGATTGTTACAGAAGTTGAGGAGGTAGTATGATAAATAACGTTGTTTTAGTAGGGCGACTGACTAGAGATGCTGAATTAAGATACACACCATCAAATGTTGCAGTTGCCACTTTTACCCTTGCAGTAAATCGCCCATTCAAAAATGAAAATGGAGAGCGTGAGGCAGATTTTATCAATTGTGTAATTTGGCGACAAGCGGCAGAAAATCTTGCTAATTGGGCTAAGAAAGGCGCATTGATTGGTATTACAGGCAACATCCAAACACGCTACTATGACAATCAACAAGGGCAGCGCGTGTATGTGACAGAAGTTATTGCAAGTAATTTTCAATTGTTGGAAAGTCGGAACAATCAAAGCGGACAGCAGAACCAGAGCAACTCTTTCCATAATGGAAATAACTCAAATAGTGGTAATTTCCAAAGTGGAAACAACCAAGGAGGCTATCAGTCTCCATTTGGAAATCAATCCACACCAGATTTTAGCCGTAGCAACCAACAATCATTTTTCCAAGGACGGACTACAAATCCTATGGATATTTCAGATGATGATTTACCTTTCTAGGATTGGAGATTTGAGATGAACAAAGTAAAAGTTGATTTACAATGTCCATATTGTGGGTTTTGCAAAATTTTGAAAACAGCATCGTATAGAAAAGGTATCACATGCCCTACTTGCAAACAGGCAATATTTTTAAGTTGGGCAACTGGTGTTGAGGGTGAACTTGACAAACATGGATGTTATTTTCATGCTTTCGAGCCTTTTAATATCCGAAAAATCAATCAAGAATTTCAAGGTGCTTTTGATGATGCCCCATCTAGACATCCTTTTATCATCAGAAATAAGATGAGAGGGTGATAGTGTGCAGAAAATGATAGTATGGGCGCTGTTTGATAGTGGTAATGGCTCATACACTAAAGCTATCAACACGCTTAATAGTTCGGGGGGGGCGAAGATTGAAGTATATCCGATAGGAATAGACATTGAAAACAAGAACAATCATTTTATCCCCCTCAATCTTGCTGACTACTCAAGGTTATTTGGTGATAATAAGCTATTTGATACGCTTGACAAGCTACCAAAGCCAGATTTGATTATTGCCAGCCCACCTTGTGAAAGCTGGTCAAATGCTAGTGCAATTACGAATGGCAACGCTTGTTGGAAACAGGAAGATTTATCAGATAGCTTATTTGAGCCTCAAATACCACCTAGCATGTTTACCATTAGGGCGAACAAAGACTATGAGGATGCATATAACAATTATCGGTATGATAGACAATTTATGAAACGTGTGAATGGAGAGCTATGTGCCTTTAACACCATTGAAATCATAAAAAGGTATAAGCCTAAGTATTGGATTATTGAAAATCCAGCCACAGGACGATTGTGGAAATATATTGAGGAAATCATAGGATTTCATTTACCCCACAAAAACCCAACACGTTACAACAATTATGATTACCCATTGCAAAAGCCAACCAAGTTTGCAAGCAACCTTTTTCTAAATCTCAATAATGAGATAAATCCAGCAGAGGTTGAATGGGGTAAATTCTCAAAATCATACAATGAGAGGTCGAACATACCTCAAAAACTACTTTTAGAGATATTTCAGACCGTACTAAACCAATTTGAAAAGGAAAAACAACCATGACATTACTTGAATTAACATTTTTGACCATCGCCCTATTATCTGTTACTTGGATGGCAGTAATTTGGGTTTGGGCTTTGCGACTTGTACGCAAATGCAGGGAGCAGGTGGAATACTACCAACATCCAAATGTACAATGCCAGATTGCACGCCATGTACTCGAGCATGGCTGGTACAGTAAAGGTGGCGAGGTGTTTAGATGAAACTATTTGACGGTGCAAAACTAAAGCAGATGCGGCTAGATGCCAAATTGACACAGTATGACCTAGCCCCTCTGACCAATATCACACAGACCAGGATAAGTGATATTGAAAGAAATGTGAGGCAGCCATTGCCAAAAGAAATTGATGCCTTTATGGCAGTATTTGGAAAAACTAAGGCAGATTTTTTATCCGATGAAAGAGATATAGTTGTTATCTCTGGTACATTTACAAAGACAAAAAAGGATGGAAAACCACCACATCCCCCTGAATTTCTAGCGGAAACAAGACCCGCTTGCGACCGTGGGACTACTGGCTCGCTTATTGATACAAAATCAGAACAGCTAGAGCTATTCCCTGGTATAGATGTCCAGATTGGTAGCGATTTGGCAGGCTTTGTACTGATTAGGGCTGATACATACAATGAACTTGTTGAAAGCCAAGCAAAATTACACAAAATGCAATCACTTTTGAAGTAGTGGAGGAAAAATATGCAGAAAAAACTAATCGGGTTAGACTTATCCCATATCGCAGATGGAGGCTTGCAAGAGAAGTTAGACCATGAACTTGAAAAAGTCTTTGATAACATCCTTGACCTCAACACAGAGGCTAAAGCCAAGCGAAAAGTCACAATTACCCTAACTATGTCCGCCAACGAGGAAAGGACAGTAGTAGATACCGTGATGGATGTTAAATCAAAACTAGCACCACAAAATGGCGTCGCTACGACAATTCTTGTTGGGCGTGACTATGATACAGGGCGGGTACATGCTAACGAACTAAAAAGCAGTGTACCAGGTCAAATGTATTTTGATGATGATGCACAGTTGCGAACTGATACAGGTCAGCCAGTAGAAGAAGTGGAGCAACAAAGTGCACCAGCCACACCAGATATTATTGATTTCAAAAAGAAAGTAGGAGGACAATAACATGACTGAAAACATTAAGGCAGCATTGGAGTATGCAGTAGAATTAAACCAACACGGGTTGGAAATCGTAACAGCAGGCGATGGCACAGAGTATTATGATGCTAACAAGACACGTATGGTAGAACTTGACCCTAAACGTTATCCAAGGACTTTGGAGCTGTCCACATTGACAAGTCTTGTCGAGTATCTAAAATCAGACCTTAATGGCATGCAAGACCAACGCTTAATTGTTGCCGTTGAAAAAAATGACGAGGTTTGTGTTTGGTCTGAAAATGATGAGTTTGAGCATCGGACATTACTCGTGGATGTGAAAGCTCGTGTGCCAGAGCTTACTTTTGGGCGTTTCATTTCATCGGAGCAATTCAACATCATGTTGCAATCAAATTTTATTGATGATGCTGACCGTGGGGCTTTACTTGACTTTGCTAGTGCCTTGAAAATCGAAAATGGGGCTGAAATCGAAGATAATGGGGTTAGCCAGGTGGCAACTGTCAAAACTGGAGTTGCCAGCCTAGCCAAAGGCAAAGTGCCAAATCCAGTTGATTTGCGACCATATCGGACATTTAACGAAGTGGAACAGCCAGCAAGCAAATTTGTCTTTCGGATTGACAAAAACGCCCAGATGGCTCTATTTGAGGCAGACGGTAAGCGTTGGGTACAAGAGGCAGTTGGTAACATTGCAGCCTACCTAAAAGCTGAATTGGCAGACCTGGAACACATTACAGTATTGGCTTAATTACAAGGAGGAAAAACAAAATGACCAAAGAAACAAAACTTACCGCAGAGCAAACCTTGGCAAATATCAAGGAATTTCAAAAGAACTTACACGGGGCATCCGCCCTTGGAGTTGTCACCGCAGAATCAGGATTGTTTGGTGGCACAAAGACACATGCTATGATCTGCTCTGCTTTGCACGATGTAAGCCATGCCTTAGATAAAGTTATCAAAGGGGCTGCACCAGATGAGGCACTAAAAACAGCCTTTGGCATTGATGATGACGAAGAAACAGGCGATGAGCCAACAGAAAGCATGTTTGCTGGTCAGATTGCTGTAAATGTCAAGACAGGGGAAATCCAAGGTATCGAGGACATCACAGACCCAGAACTTAAATCACGGCTTGCAACTGTTGTACAAGAAGTGGCTGACAAGCTCAAGGGGTAGTTACGATGCTACTGTTTATGAAGTTAATGCTGATTAGTGCATGTGTTTTCCTGGGTTTGCTCACATTGTGGGCAGACCACAGGACTTTTAAGGAAAATCTAGGTGATAAAATCTGGTGGTTTATTCTAGATGTTTATGCACTTGGTCTATTAGCCATTGCAGGCTATATGATTTTTAATTAGAGGAGAAAAAAGATGTTTGAAGAAATGACAGAAAAAGAACAAAAAACAATTAAGCGTGTGGCTCTTGTATGTGGTGTAGTATTAGCTGCTGTACTGTTTCGGGTGACAGCAGTAACCAAAATCCCAGCAAACACAGTAGGTGTCTATTATAGTGCAACCTCTGGTGTACAGAATAAGACACTATCCAGCGGTTACCATATCAAAGTGCCATTTATGGACACTATCTATAAGCTACCAACATCGGTGCAAACCTCAAACATTGAAAAGGTAACCACCCAAACCAACGATGCCCAATTTTTGGACAGCACAATTGATGTGAAGTGGCGTGTATCAAACAACAATGCCATGCAGGTATTCAAGGACTTTCAGACCATCGAAACTTTGCAAGAAAAAGGCATCCAGCCAGCTGTACAACGTGCTATTGAGGAAGTCACAGTAAATTACAATATTGTTGAAATTCTTGGTTCAAAACGTAATGAAATCTATTCAGAGTTTGAAAAGAAACTAGCTGAAAAATTAAGCACCTATGGTGTGGAATTGGTTTCTGTTACTATCACAGATACCGATGCTGGGGATGAAATCGAGGCAGCCATCAAGAATGAGGCAGTAAAACAAAAAGAAGTAGATACCGCCAAGCAGGAGCAGGAAAAAACAAAGGTTGAGGCTGAAACTAAGAAAATCCAAGCTCAGGCTGATGCGGATGCAGAAGTTATCAAGGCACAAGGGCAAGCCGATGCCAATGCCAAACTATCAGGCTCTATCACAGATGAACTTATCCGCATGAAAGAGGCAGAGGCACGCCTTAAACATGGCTGGGTTGAAGTCCAAACAACAGGAGATGTCATTACAAACAAGGGGGACTAAATGAAACAAGCATTTGCCTTTTTGGGACTACTCCTTATCTTTACATTTTGGTTTAGTACCTATCATATTAAACAATTGCAAAACAAGGTTGCTGAATTAGAGGCTAGGACACCCATCATTATTTACCAGGTGGATAACTATGGCGGTGAGCTAGTCGGTAAGGTAACTGACAAGGCAATCATCGATGGTGTCTATACTGTTACCATTGGTGCATACGGCAAGTTTATTGTCACTCAAGAACAATTTGACAGTATCAATGTTGGTGACGATGTCCCAGATTTTTTGAAGAAACGAGGTAGCTAATGAATAAACGCCAAAAGAAAAAACGCATTGAGCGCAAGAAAAAAGAGATGCTAAAAGGTGTTGACTTTGTGGAACAAGGACTTAATCTTGCTACTAAAATGATGCGTGAAGAGTTTGATAAAATGCCAAATGGTATTGAAAAAATGGGGCATGATTTCTTTATTGCTGGAATTGAATACACAGCAAAGATGCTTGGAGAGGCTAAAAATCAAATCAGGGGTATTGAATGAAGTTTGACTTTTCTTTGCCGAGGAATACTAAGCTAAAAGCTCTAAATATGGTTATTAACAGTAACGATAGGCAGCATCAGACAGATAAAGCTAAAGTTACTAAGCGTATCAGAGCATTTGCTTATTGGAACACTATGAAACACAAGGATAAAAAGAGGGCTGCTTTTAGCCCCTCAAATCCTTGTGAGGTTACAGTTACAATTTACAGCCCTACCAAGTCTAAACTTGACCCACCTAATTTATATCCTACTGTAAAAGCTATTATTGATGGCATGACTGATGCGGGTATTTGGACAGATGATAATCACAATGTTATTAAAAAGTTATCATTTGTCTATGGTGGTTTGAGTAAAGAAAAAGGGCATTATCGGTTAGATTTTGATATAGAGGAGGCAAAACATGAATTACAAAGTAATCGTAAATAACATAGAGATTGAGTATGGGGCATTGATTGAAAAATCAAATTATTTTAAACTTGATGAGTTGTAATTATGACTAAAAAGAAAATAGAGCGCTTATCAGTCATACACCGCAGGGAAATCACATGGCTCAAGTGGTATTTTTTGAGGGATAAGAAAAATCCTAAAAAGACCGTACTAGAGCAGATGATACATGATAGTTTCATGAAGAATGACACAGACCAGGCAACATTTTTGGTCAATCTAAAGCTGGTGACATCTGAACATGTGGAAAATTCAGAAGAAAAGCTGATTGAGACTATAAAAGAGGTCTATGTTTATGAAAATATCAATGTCATTGGAGCGTGCCAAAAGATTTTATTCCTAAGCCCCAGCCCAGCCTATACCCACCTCAATAAATGGTTTGATGCCTATTTTTACGCCACCTATAAATACCTCCCTTTGGAAAGATAACAGTAAAAATTCCCTAGCCTATGTATCTATAATCAAGGTACATAGGCTTTTTTGCTAGGAGGAGAAACATGGATATATTGAAACCACATCACAGGCAAAATACATTGAGCCAGTACAACCTACTAGATTATGATGCCACGCGCACAGCTGGCAAGTATAATATCCCTACTCTTGAGCCAGTAGACCATGTGCCAACCAAACTACAAGGGTTTAACTATGTTTTGAACAAGCCTAACTACTCGGCAGGTGTCCACTTCTTTTTGGATGATTACCAGTTTGAACGAGTTTGGAAACGCCCAGATTTTTATATTGATAAACTAGCTGACTTTGATTGTGTGCTTACACCAGATTTCAGCCTCTATACTGATATGCCGCTTGCAATGCAGGTATGGAATGTGTATCGGTCAAGATTGATTGGTCAGATGATGCAGAACTGGGGCTATACGGTTATTCCCACGGTGTCCTGGTCTCACAAAGACAGCTATGAGTTTTGTTTTGATGGCATACCTACAAAAAGCATTGTTGCAGTTAGTACAATTGGTATTAAAAAAAGCAAAGACCGTATCAAGGTATGGAAAGATGGCATGGATGCCATGATTGATAAATTGAAACCAAAGAAAATTTTGGTTTATGGCGGTCACATTGATTATGACTATAAAGGTATCGAGGTCTATTATTTTGACAACGATACGACAGAAAGGATGGACACATGGGAGGCAGAGGAGCAAGCTCTGGAATGAGCAAAACAGGTAAAAAGTATGGTACAGAATATGAGACTGTGCATAAGGTGGGTAATATAAAATTTGTTACTCAAAATGGTAGTGGTGGACAAGTAGCACCTATGGAAACTATGACCAAAGGTAGAATATATGTATTGGTTGATAAGCATAAAAACACCCTAAAGAGCATCACTTACAATGATACAAACAATAAACGTAGTAAGCAAATAGATTTAGACCATGAACATAAGAAGATGCAGCCTCATACTCATCACGGTTATTTTCATGCTGAATATGAAGTAAGTAAGAAAGGTGCTACCAATTTGAGCACTAAAGAGAAAAAGATGGTTGATAGGGTGATGAAAGAATGGTATAATTATAATAGAAAACGCAAGGGATAGTATAGAAGGAGTACACCTTGATAGAGGTAGCCACGGTGCGAATCCGTGTCATTGCGTTACATCTAGCCCCTTAATTGGGGCTTTTTAATTTTATATCCAAAAAATAGCGTAAAACATCCCCTTTTCAACCTTATAAAATGAAATCATGAGTAGTAATACTTGTGATTTTTTTGTTAGAAAGGAGAGAGAATGAATGACAAGCAAATTCGCTTTGCGGATGAGTTTATCAAACTCGGAAACGCCACACAGGCAGCCTTAAATGCAGGGTATTCGGAAAAGACATCTTACAGTCAAGGACAGCGATTGTTGAAAAATGTTGAAGTAAAAGAGTACATCAACAAACAGATGCAAGAGTTACATAAGAGTAATATCATGCAGGCAGAAGAAGCCCTATCCATCCTATCTGACATTGCTAGAGGTAAACGAGATGAGGAGGTGTTGATACTTAACCCAACAACAGGGAAAGTTGAGAGGCACACCAAGAAAGCTGATAATGCAACAGTTATTAAAGCTATTACTGAAATCTTAAAACGCTACCCAACAGCTAAACAGTCTGAAAAACTAGAACTTGAATTGGCTAAATTGAAAGCACAATTAAATACTGATAACGATGACGATGATGAGATTATCATCATTGATGACCAGGCTGATGAATTGGAGGGCTTGATTGATGACCTCTAAAAAAGCGAAGTTTAACAAACCTAAAAACATCAACCCTCATTTTAATTCTGTCTGGGCATCGCCAAAACCTTACAACGTACTAAAAGGCGGGCGAAACTCTTTTAAATCGTCTGTAATCGTCCTAAAGCTGGTCTATATGATGCTTAGATACATCAGAGCCAAAGAGACAGCCAATGTGGTAGTTATCCGTAAAGTAGCCAATACAATACGTGATAGCGTGTTCAATAAAGTTTGGTGGGCTATTGGTATGTTTGGAGCTACTAGACGATTTAACAAGACTGTTAGCCCGTTTAAAATCACACACAAAAAAACAGGCTCAACATTCTACTTTTATGGTCAAGATGACTTTCAAAAGCTCAAATCGAATGACATCGGGAATATAATCGCCGTTTGGTATGAGGAGGCGGCTGAATTTAGCAACCAAGAGGATTTTGACCAATCCAATGTAACCTTTATGCGCCAAAAGCATCCACGAGCCAAATTTGTACAGTTTTTTTGGTCTTACAACCCGCCCAGAAATCCTTATAGTTGGATAAATGAGTGGTTTGAAAGTATCAAAACACACGATGACTATCTAGCACATTCTAGTACCTATCTGGATGACAAACTAGGCTTTGTAACAGATCAGATGCTAAAGGATATAGACCGCATCAAAGAAAACGACTACGACTATTATAGGTATCTATATTTAGGCGAGGCTGTTGGTCTTGGTAACAACGTGTACAATATGACTACATTCCATCCAATCGATACTTTGCCATCAGATGATAAGATGATAGGTATTTCATTTGCATTGGATGGTGGTCACCAACAATCAGCAACAGCCGTATGCGCTTTTGGTATCACAGCTAAAGGCAAGGTTATCTTGCTAGATACGTGGTATTACAGCCCAGCTGGTCAAGTAGTTAAAAAAGCACCTAGCCAACTATCGCAGGATATTTACTACTTTACGACTAAGGTTGTCGGACAGTATAAAGCACCAGTGTTGCAGTACACGATAGATAGCGCAGAGGGTGCTTTGCGTAACCAGATGTATCTTGATTTTGCTATTAGATGGCATCCAGTAGCTAAACTAAAGAAAGTGACAATGATTGATAGTTTCCAATCATTACTTGCAGAGGGGCGATTTTATTATCTTGACACAGAGAATAATAAGGTATTTATTGAAGAACACAAGATGTACAGATGGGATGAAAAGACAATAAAGACAGATAACCCAAATGTCATCAAAGACGATGACCATACATGCGATGTGGCACAGTATTTTGTATTAGATAATGCAAAGATACTTGGTTTGCGTGTTGGTAATGTATAAGGAGGGCAGACATGAGCCTAATTCAAAAAGCAAAGGACTTTTTCAACCGCGGGAGGTATAACATGACGACATCACATTTAAGTAGCATCCTAGACCATCCAAAAATAGCTGTTACACAAGCAGAATTTAGCAGAATACAACACAATCTATCTTATTATCAGTCTAAGTTTGATGATGTTGAGTACATCAACACAGATGGAGATAGAAAACGCAGAAAGATGCAACATCTACCTATTGCACGCACAGCAGCTAAGAAGATCGCTAGTTTGGTTTACAATGAACAGGCAGAAATTACAGCAGATGATGATACGCTTAATGACTTTTTGCAGAATATGCTATCAAATGACCGCTTTAATAAGAACTTTGAGCGTTACCTTGAAAGTTGTTTAGCTTTGGGTGGTTTAGCCATGCGCCCGTATGTTGACGGGGATAAAATCCGTGTGGCATTTATTCAAGCGCCAGTTTTTTTGCCATTACAAAGCAATACACAAGATGTATCGAGCGCTGCTATTTTGACTAAGACTATCAAGACAGAAAATCGAAAGAATGTGTATTATACACTTGTTGAATTTCATGAATGGGTAACCAAAGATGGTCAAGAAGTGGGCAGTACGAAAGATAAGAGTCTATACCGTATCACTAACGAGCTATATAAATCAATATCAGATAGCACATTAGGGGAGCGTGTGAATTTGAGTGAGCTATACCCAGACTTGCAACCAGTAACACCAATTCAAGGGCTATCACGCCCATTATTTACCTACCTTAAGACGCCTGGCATGAATAACAAGGATATCAATAGCCCTTTGGGTCTGTCTATCTTTGACAATGCCAAAACTACCATTGACTTTATCAATAGTACCTACGATGAGTTCATGTGGGAAATCAAAATGGGGCAAAGGCGCGTGATTGTGCCCGAACAACTAACGCAGCTCAAGGTACAGGATAACCAAGGTAACATTACATTTAAGCGACGCTTTGACGTGGAGCAGAATGTTTATATGCAAGTAGGGGCTGGTAATATGGACAGTGGTAGTATTGTTGACCTTACTACACCTATCCGATCCGCTGATTACATTTCGGCTATTTCAGAGGGGCTTAAATTGTTTGAAATGCAAATAGGGGTATCTAGTGGCATGTTTACCTTTGATGGTCAAGGAGTTAAGACAGCAACAGAGATTGTAAGTGAAAACTCTGACACATATCAAATGCGTAATAGCATTGTGGCACTTGTTGAGCAATCTATAAAAGAACTTTGTGTGTCTATGTGTGAACTCGGCAAGGCTGTTGGGTTGTATAATGGTAAAATCCCAGAACTTGATGACATTTCTGTAAATCTTGACGATGGCGTGTTTACTGATAGACATGCAGAGCTTGATTACTGGATGAAAATGGTAGCTGCTGGATTTGCCACACAGAAACGAGGTATTGCGAAAACCCTAGGCATCACAGAAGATGAGGCAGAGAAAGAGCTTGCTAAAATCAATGGAGAATTACCACCAGAGAGCGATGCAGAGCTTGCTTTATATGGTAAAGGTCAACAAAACACAGTAGGAAATAGTAAGAATACAGAGGAGATTGAAGATGTTTAGAAAGCTATTGTTAAAACTATTCAAAGTTCCTAAACATCCTAACATTATTGCTTTTGAAGATGGGGCTAGAGCTGCATATTGTGGCTTTAAAGATGGCTTAGGGATTAAAGAGGAAGATTATGAGCGATACAAAAAAATACCCAACTATCAATGACCAGCAACTATCATTACAGATGCAAGCCGTGAGTGATATTTACGCCCAGATGCAAACAGAGTTGTTTGATAGTATGATTGAACGACTGATAAGGCGTGGCAGTGCAGACCTAGCAGAAAATCCCTATATTTGGCAACTGGAAAAGCTGAATGATATGTATATGCTAAATGAGGACAATCTAAAAATCATTGTCGAGCGTACAGGTATTGCAGAAGAGCTTTTACGGGAGGTTATAGCTAATGAGGGGCTAAAGGTTTATAAGGACACCAAAGAACAGCTAGAGGAGGATATGGGCAAGTTTCCAGATGGCAAAATCAGAAACGGTGTAACAGATGCCCTAGAGGCTTACACACAGCAAGCCATTAGTGACCTAAACCTTATCAATACTACGTTGCCACAAAGCGTGCAAACTGTCTTTAAGTCAGTAGTAGAGCAGACTGTGGCACAGGTAGTATCAGGCACTAAAACAAGTGAACGGGCATTGCATGATACCATCATGAACTGGCAGAAAAAGAACTTTACAGGCTTTACGGATAGTGCTGGTAGGGAATGGCGGGCAGACAGCTATGCTAGGGCAGTCATTAAAACAACCACTTTCAAGGTGTACAATGACATGCGTACAAGACCAGCAGAAGAACTTGGTATAGACACCTATTACTACTCTATCAAGCGGACAGCCAGACCATCTTGTAGCCCGTTGCAGGGCAAGATTGTTACCAAAGAGGGGAGCGAGCGGAAAGAACACGGCATAACCATACACTCTTTGCAAGATTACGGCTATGGTACGGCTGGTGGTTGCCTTGGTGTCCATTGTGGGCATTACCTTACGCCTTTTATCGTTGGAGTAAATGAGTTGCCAGACCTACCAGACTTTTTGCAAGACCTCACACCAGAGCAGGCAGAGGAAAATGCACGCATCGAGGCAAAGCAAAGAGCCTTAGAAAGAGCCGTTAGAAACCACAAGGAGCGGTTGCACTATGCTACTACCATGAATGATGATGACCTTATCCAAGCTGAAAAGCTCAAGGTCAGAATGTATCAAGGTAAAATCAAGGCTCTTGTTGATGAGCATGAATTTTTGTCACGAGATTATACAAGAGAAAAGATTTACACATAGATTGGGTGTTGCCATTGGCAATGCCCTTTTTAGATGGGCTGAAAACAGTAAAAAATCCCATTCTAAAGAAAGTAAACTGAAAAAGTAAATAATATTTTACTTTTTGGTGGGAGTTGTCCACCTAAAAAAGAACTAAGGAGGTACAAATGGCATTTACAACAGAGGAACTGCTCAAACTTGGATTGACAGAGGAACAGGCTAAAGATGTATTTGCTTTGCATGGCAAAGACTTAAATGCTAATAAATCAGCCTTGGAAACTATCACACAAGAACGAGATAGCCTTAAATCACAGTTGCAAAACACAGAGGCACAGCTTGAAACGTTGAAAGCAGATGCAAATACAAGTGCTGAACAGAAAGAAGCTCTTGATAAATTGCAAGCTGAATATGACAAATATAAAGCGGATGCAGCTGCTGAACTTGCACAAACTCAAAAGATCAATGCTATCAATCTTGCATTGAAAGATACCACCGCACACAATCCATCAACCTTGATGAAGTTCATTGATGTTGATGCCATCGAGCTTGACGAAAATGGCATCCCCAAACTAGATGACATACTCAAAGGTCTAAAGGAAAGTGACCCTTATCTTTTCAAAGCAGATGATGGGAAACCTAACCCAAACATTGTATTGCCCGGAAACCCATCCGCAACAACTGGAGGAGAAATCACAAAAGCTGATTTTGACAAGATGGGCTATAAGGAGCGCAATGAACTAAGTCAGCGCGATCCAGCGCTATACGAAAAATTGAAAGGAGAGTAGAACATGCCACAAACTAAAGTATCAGATTTAGTAAATCCACAAGTTCTAGCTGACATTGTTTCAGCGAAATTGCCCAAACTTATCAAGTTTGCACCATTAGCTTACATCGAGCGTGAGTTAGTTGGTGGTGCTGGTGATACCATCACTGTACCTCAATGGACATACATCGGAGATGCAACCGATATTGAAGAGGGTGAGGCAATTCCAACAGATAAACTTGGAACAAAGACAACAACTATGACAATCAAACAAGCTGGTAAAGGTGTTGAAATTACAGATAAGGCTGTTTTGGTTGGTCTTGGTGACCCAATTGGAGAGGCAGGGCATCAAATTGCTTTGGCTATCGCAAATAAGATTGATAATGACTTTGTTGCAGTAGCTAAAACAGCTACACAACATATTGCAAGCGCTCCAACCACAGTAGATGCGATTGATGAGGCTCTAACCGTATTTGAGGATGAAGAAGATGCACGTTATGTTGCTTTAGTAAATCCTAAAGATGCCATTGCATTGCGTAAGGATGCAGGTAAGAACTGGTTGAGTGGTTCAGAAGTGGGTGCAAACATGGTTGTATCTGGAACATTCGGAGAGGTTTCTGGGGTACAAATTGTACGCACTAAAAAGGTAGAGCAAGGCAAGGGTTACCTAGTGAAAATCTCTGCCGATGAAACAGAAAACCAGCATGACCAACGTTATGGTGCTTTTGTACTCAATCTAAAGCGTGATGTGCAAATCGAGGCCGACCGTGACATCATCAAGAAAACAACTGTAATTACTGGCGATGAGTATTACGGGGCATATCTCTATAACGATAAAAAGGTAGTTAAGTTTGGAGGTGCGTAATGGGGATGTTATTGCGCCGTCATTATAAGGTAAACAAGTCTGATAATGACAATATTTCCAAAATGAAAATCTCTGAACTTAGAGAAATTGCTAAGCAAAGAGGTTTAGAAGGCTACTCTAAGTTAGACAAAGATGCGTTGATTAAGTTGTTAGGAGGTACAGGTGAACAAGTACAAAGCTACTAAAAATCTCACTCTTAAAACACCAGGTATCTATGTCGCAGAGGGAGAAGTTGTTGAACTTGAACCAGCTTATGCTGAACAAGTCAATAATGACCTCAAATCAACATTCCCTAATGTGGATGCCGTTTTAGAGTTGGTTGAGGAGACAAAACCAGTCTCACGCAGTAAAAAAGCTGAAACTAAAGCATCAGAAGATGCTACTGAATAAATAAGGGGTGGCAACACCCTTTGTTTTTAAGGGAGGTTACTATGCCTTATTTAACTAAAGATGAGTTTGTTAAAGATTTAGGCTTTGATGATGTGACTGACTTTGACAAGCTAGCTAAAAGGGCAGAAATTGCTATCAATCTCTATACTCAAGGCATTTACCAACAGTACATTGACTTTGAGACAGAGACAGATTATCGCAAGTCTGCTGTAAAGCTAGCTATGGGCTTTCAGATTGCTTATTTGGATAGCTCTGGCATCATGACAGCTGATGATAAACAAACCATGTCAAGCGTTTCTATCGGTCGCACGAAAATTGATTATGGCAGTCAACATCGTATTTCAGCAGGTCAACAATTCAACCTTTGCTTGGATGCTGAAAACGCCCTAAAACAAGCGGGATTTAGCTTAATTGTGGGAGTTGATTATGATAGATAAACGCTTACTACAAGATGTTGTTACAGTCCGTAAGGTTGAGGGCAAAGATGATTTTGGAGATGTAACGTATTCTGACCCATTGGATATTAAGCCAGTAAGGTTTGATAGGTCGGTGGCTGTTACAGGTACTAGCAACTCTAAAACAAGGCAGAAAGTCGGTACTGTTTATATTTACCCTAAGTTTGCAAGTGTGACAGTTGATGATAGTTGGCTGGGTGCAATTGTAAATGATGGGGCGCGTGATTACCTTGTAACAGGGTATCAACCCAATTACCTTAATGGCAATATTTTCAGTTATGAGGTTGAGGTTACTTAATGGCAGATGTCAGAGTAACAGTTGATCTTGCTGGGGTTGAGAAAAAAGTATCTCCCCAATCCATGCAACGTGGCAAGATTGCCGCTGGTAGCGAGGCTTTGCTTATTATGGATAGTTCAATACCTCTTAGGGCAGGTGGAGGGGCATTAAGAGCCTCTGGGCGTGTAGAGCCTAATGGAGATGCGAGCTATAACACGGTTTATGCTAGAGCACAATTTCACGGCACTAATGGGATTGTTGTATTTAGAAAATACACAACCGCTGGTACTGGAAAGCGATGGGATAAGCCATTAAAAGCAAACATAGAAAGACTGAAAAAAGCAGCTATTAAAGGAATGGGTATAAGGTAATGCAAAATAACCAAAACTTTCAAATTGTGCTATTGGCACACATTAACAACATCCAGGATATACCGCTGAAGGCAAGGCTAGATTATTTTGAAGATGATAAAGATGATTTAGTTATCAACGCTTTAAGTGGTGGAGTTATTGATAAAGAGTACATGGATGGTACTAGAGAGGTATCACTACCATTTGAAATTGCTGTAAAAAGTAAATCAAATGCAGTAGCAATTGATACTATCTGGCTTATCAACGGTGACCTATCATCATTTGATATTGACTTACCCAGTACAGACAACTCTTATACTTTCTTATCGTTGAAAGTGGATAAACCTGGTATCAACGGTAAGGATGAACAAGGCTACTTTGTTTATTCCATGCAAGTAACCGCCAAACTAGAAATCACAGGAGGATGACACAATGGTACGAAATAAAAACGCCAAGCGCAAACATGAGATTGCGCCATTTGACCCCCAAAATCCGACTAAAGTACCAGATGAGAGTGCTTGGAAACGACTAGCCAAGTACATTGAAACTATCGATGATGAAACAGATGAAGAAACGGATGATACTGGTTACTATGACGGTGATGGGACTCCAGAAGAGACCGTCATTAGTGTCTCTGGCGCATATTCTGTTTCTGGATCGTATGACCCAGATGATGCCGCTCAAGCTATGATTGCAGCAATGAAGTATGAGACTGGCGATGCACGCCGTGTATGGCATCGTGTGACAGAGTCAAATGAGAAAAAAACTTATACCCAAGTCGCAAATGTTTCCGAAATCAAAGCTGGTTCTGGAGATGCAACAAGCTACGAAGAGTTTGGTTGCACACTTAAGTGGATTAAGAAACCAATTATTGCAGGTGTGGGTGGATAAGAATTTTTGGAGGAAATAGAACATGGCAAATACTTTTAATCTGTTAGGAAATGACGACAGCATTACTTTTAATATTGGTGATTTTACATTAACATTCGTCCCAACTGATGCAAAGTCAAAAGCAGTATCTGAGAAGGCTGTTGAGCTGAAAGATAAAGCTGACACCATCAAAGAGGGTAACGAGTGGGAAAATCGGGAAAGTATCAAGGGTCTACTTGATGATTTCTTTAGCACTATGTTTGATGCAGATGCCCCAGGTAAAATTTACCAAGCCGCAGGAGAAAATACTTGGAATTATCTTAAAGTATTCTTGCAGATGGCAGAAGCCATTATGGAAACGAAGAAAAAACAAGAAAACGATGAAACATTTAAGAAGTATCTTGCTGAATAATGTTTGATATTTCCAAAAAAATGGATGACAAGCTGGTACTCAACAACACAGAGTATCAGCTTTTTCTATCGTTTGACAGGGTGCTTTGGTGTTTCGATATGTGGGGCAAGGCGCATATACCCCCAGAATTAAAACCTAAACTGGCACTAGCCAAATTAACCGATAATGAGAGTTTTAAGGATATGGACACGATGGAGGCTATGGCTATCTATCAAGAAGTGTTTGAAAAGCATATCAAGGTAATTAGGGCTGCTGACCATGTTGTTAGGTACGACATTGAGGGCAATGTACTACCAAAAAGACCCAAAGAAGACCCAGACAACGAAGAAAAACCCTTGTTTTCAATCAAATATGATGGCGAGTACATTTTTTCATCGTTTATGCAAGCCTATAACATTGATTTGATTGAGGAACAAGGTAAGCTGCATTGGAAGAAATTCAATGCTTTACTATCTGGATTGCCAGATGGCACAAAGTTTGTTGAAGTGATGAAAATTAGGGCTTGGAAACCATCAAAAGGGGATAGCGCTAAGGAAAAACAAAGGATGCGTGAATTGCAAGAAGAATACGCATTACCCGATATTTAACAGGGAAAGGAGGTAACACATGGCAGATGGAAAAGTAACCATTTCGGTTGACCTGGACGGCAAGCAAGCTCAGGGGGGCATTGAAAAGTTAAAAGGTGCATTAGGCGGGCTTGGCTCAACATTCAAATCAATGTTGGGAGCAAACCTTGTCGGTGGTGCATTGATGAGTAGTTTTAATGCCGTTGCTGGTTCGGTCAAAAGTGTTTTCTCATCAGCTATTGATGAGGGAGCGAAACTGCAACAGTCTCTTGGAGGTATCGATACTCTTTTCAAGAACTCAGCAGATACCGTAAAGAACTATGCAAGCAATGCCTATAAGACAGCAGGGCTTTCAGCAAATGAGTATATGGAAAATGTAACATCATTCTCTGCTAGTTTGATTTCTTCACTTGGAGGAGATACCGCCGCCGCTGCTGAATTGGCAAACAGAGCCATGACAGATATGTCCGATAACGCAAATAAGATGGGGACTGATATGCAGGCTATTACTGGCACATATCAATCTTTGGCTCGTGGCAACTACGCTATGCTTGATAACCTAAAACTTGGTTATGGTGGCACTAAGGCAGAAATGGAAAGGCTTATTAAGGATGCCTCATCGTATAAAGATATTCAAGATGAGCTAGGTATATCTGTAGAGGAAGGGAATATGTCCTTTGCTAACATGGTTAAGGCGATTTCTGTTGTGCAGAAAAAACTTGATATTACAGGTACAACAATGAAAGAAGCCTCTACAACATTTTCTGGTTCTTTGTCAATGATGAAAGGGGCTTTTAACGATTTCCTCGGAAACTTGACAACAGGCGGTGATATTACTAAGCCATTGCAAGCATTGGCAGAAAGTGCGGCGACCTTCTTGTTTGGTAATTTTATACCGATGATTGGCAATGTCTTTAAAGGATTGCCAACGGCACTATCTAGCTTTATTGAGGCTGCTAAGCCAGCTCTGGTTAATGGATTGAAAGAACTGTTACCAGAGGAGGCAGTAAACGGCATTACCAAGGTCTTTGACCTAATCACCTACTCTATTGATGATATGGTGATGGCTTTTCAAGACTTTTACCAAGGTTTCGAGAAAACAGGGGCTATCAAGGCGTTATCAAGTGCCTTGTCAGAGTTACTAACGGCTGGACTAGACTTGTCAGAAAAGTTATCTGGCATTATCCCATGGGAAACCATCGGGGTAGCCGCTGGGCATGTTGTTAAGTTTATCGCTCAAATCATCCAGGCAGTGGCTAAATTCTCCCAATCCATGAGTGGCGACACTTGGCGTGGTGTTGTGACTGGTATCGGTGGTGCATTGGTAGCCTTTAAGGCTTTTAGCTTTTTAAAATCTTTCAATCCATTCAGCTTTTTCAAAAAAGGAGCAGAAGAGGCTATAGTGGGTACAACAGGCAGTGTCAAGAGTGCCAAAAGTACCATTTCACAGGTTTTCAGCGGCATCTCTAATGTCATTAAGACTGCAGGAAATGCCCTAAAGTCCACTTTCCAAGGTATGGGCAAGATGTTTCAAGGGTTGGGTAAAACCTTTGAAGGAGTCGGAAAAGGGATAGGAGCAGCTTTAAAAGGTTTGATGCAAGGATTGAGAGGTCTAAACCCAGCAACTCTACTATCCTTTGGCGCAGCAGTTGGGATTGCTGCAGTTGGTATTGGTGCGGGTATAACTATCATTGCAGCAGGATTTGCCCTACTAGCAAGCCAAGGAGAGGGTATAGCTATCATCGTTGAGGCAGTTGGTACAGCCTTTGGCACATTTGCCAGTATGGTGATAGGGGCTTTTGCAGATGCGATTGTTACCGTTTCAGGGGTGCTACCGACTATTGCCCAATCATTTAACATGATGACTCCAGCAATCATAGCAGTTGGTGCGGCAATCAGTATGATTATTAGAGCTTTTAGCTCACTTGCTCCCGTGATTACGGCACTAGGTACAGCGATTAGCGAGATTGTAACAGCAATCACAACAGGCGTGGCGGATATTGCTACGGCAGTTACACCGATGGTTGAAATCTTTTCAAGCGCCTTTGTACAGGTCGTAACAGTTGTATCACAAGCTATTGTGGAGATTATACAGGCTCTTGCCCCATTCATTCCAGCAGTTAGTGAGATGGTGTAGGCGGTAGCGCCAGTGTTGCAAGCATTGGTTGAGGCATTCAACAATCTCATTAGTCAGATTAGCCCAATCATTGACAGTATCGCAAACCTATTCAAAACACTTGGCGAACAAATCACGTCTATCTTAGATAGTGCCAGTGGGGTTGTGGAGTCATTTGGCTCTGCCATTCGTAATGTCTTGGATGGCATTGCAGGTATCTTTGACAGTATTGGCAATGCAGCTCTAAATGCTGGTAAAGGTTTCAATCAGTTGGCGCAGGGGATAGAACGTATAACCAAACTTAATCTGCTTGATATGGGAGCAAGTCTAGCTGCGGTTGCCGCTGGATTAGGGGCTATCGGAGCAACATCTGGTGGACTTACTAGCGCTGGTTCGTCTTTGAGTGTTATTGTTCAAGGTTTGATGACAGTGCAACCAGTAAGTGCTATTGCTTCTGGTTCTTTAGCATCTTTAGGAAATGTTGCGGTTAGCGCAATGTCTATGCTTGTCGCAGGAGTTCAACTGGCAGTATCAGGTACAAAAAGTGGTATGGCACAGATAGTAAATGCAATAAGTTTATCCGCTAATCAGATGATACAAGCTGGTAAACAAGCAGGGGACGGTACAACCAAAGGTGTTGTTACAGGTATTCGGTCTGGAATCGGTCAAGCTGGCGGTGCTATGCATGCTATGATAACCGCAATCCGTGATACAGGTATGCAGGGCGTGAGTTCTATGCGTGTGGTAGGTAGCATGATAAGTCAAGGTTTAGCGCAAGGGATGATGTCATCTATCGGTTCTGTTACCGCTGCTGCAAATGCATTGGTAGCACAAGCGGAGAGAGCGGCACGAGCTAAAGCGCAAATCCACTCACCATCTAGGCTTTTCCGTGATGCAATTGGTCGTTTCTTGCCGATGGGTGTTGCTGTTGGTATCGAGAAAAATACTAAGTATGTTGACAAAGCTATGGATGGTATGTATGAGCATATCAACGCTTTTAACTATAAAGCAGAGGATGTGATAGGTGTCGGTAAAACGAAACTATCTAAGGTTGTACAGGTCAAATCAGACCTTGAGAGTGCTATTAAAGCTACCGTTGAAGTTGCCAAAGAAAAGAGTAATGAACTTTTGGCGAAAGCTCTAGATGTTGCAGAAAAAGCCGTAGAACGACCAGCAGAAATGAGACTTGATGACGGCACTCTTGTTGCAAAAACAGGGGATAAGTTTAGCAGCTATCAATCCGAGCAACTACGCAGAGAGAACAGAATGAAAGGAATAATCACATGACAGCAATAATGACATTCAACGGCGTTGATTTGTCACGCTACTTGCGAATTACAGAGATTATCCGCCCTATCGGTAACAAAAGGAGCGTAACAACTGATGACGCTCCTTCTTTGGGGGTTAATATCCAGCAAGTGAAACGTGGAGCTAAAGAACACATCATCAAATTTGACATGAAAAATAGCGATGTAATGATTTTAGAACAACTAAAACATGAGTTAGCTGGTGTGTTTGATGTAACTGAGCCGGTGAAAATCACTTATGGAGATGAACCAGACAAATATTATATGGGAATACCTGTGGATGATATTACACCAGACAATCTAACACGTTGGTTTCAGCGTTCAGAATTTAAGTTACTCATACCAGATGGTGTTGCCCACAGCTCAACTTATCGTAAGTTTGATAGTGCAACTGTAACAGGCGAAAAGATGGTGCTTAACTTACGAAATGATGGAAATGTGCCAGCAAATCCAATCATTACTGTTAAGCATAATGCAGAAAATGGTTATATTGGCATTGTTAATAGTACCGGTGCAATTGAGCTAGGTAATATCGAGGAGGAAGATAGTCAGACTTACCAACAGTCAGAAATCTTATTTGATTATGTTTCCAATAATGGAATTATCAAAGGTTTTGCTGATGGGAAGAAAAATGTGGCTATTTTAAATGACAACTCACAATCGTTTGATACGAATTTGTACGTAAAAAATGAATTTGGTCGCCCGCATTTAGCTTTGGGTAATCGTGGAGCTGGTGTCGGACCTAACCATGCAGGTTCGATTAGTTGGGATATACCATTGGATAGTGCTGGTCAATCTGGAGCGCTCAATGAATACATTTGGTGGAGACAGATATTTTGGGCTGGTGCCGTCAATCAATACGGCTTTATTAAAGTTATGGTATCTGACGAAAAAGGACAGTTTTTATATGGAGTTGAGACATATAAACGCTCTATCGGTGTAGAAAGCGAGTACAACTTTTTGGCATCTGATGGTAAGGGAGGATTTAATGTATTAAAACGTTGGACTTTTAATGCTACTCATCTTGATAGCGATAACCCGTTTAATGCCGAACGAGGATGGTCAGATATAAAACGAAATGATGACCAAGTGCAGGTCTTCTGGTGGGGGAGTTACCCAGTATTTACCATACCAGAAATAAAAGGTAAAAAGTCCGCTAAGATACATGTTTCAATAGGTGCAGTAGGAGGAAAACCAGCCATCCATCATGCTTATATTGATAGTATCGTTTACCGTAAAGATTTTGTACAGGGAACAAAGGATATTCCTAATCGCTATATGATAGGGTCTAATGTCGTTGTTAATTGTGAGAACGATAGTGTGACTGTTGATGGTTTGTCTAAATCTTCTGATTTAGTTGATGGGTCTAGTTGGAGACTGTCTATACCAAAAGGAGAGTCACAGTTGGAAATTTATTGCTCGAGCTGGGTAAAGAATAAACCGACTGTAAAAGTAGAATTTGAAGAAAGGTGGTTGTGATGCTATTAACAATTCATGATGCAAATCTAAAGAAAGTAGCATTTATTGATAACGATAAACAAGAAACTTTAAACTACTATGATGACACTTGGACACGCAGCCTAGAAACGGGGTCATCAACTTTTGAATTTACAGTATACAAGAAAGCTATAAAGTCTGATACAGCGATAAATAAAACATATAATTTACTGAATGAGCGTGCTTTTGTCTCATTTAGACACAACGGCAAAAGCTATGTATTTAATGTGATGACTGTTGAGGAAAATGAGCAAACTATCAAATGCTATTGCGAAAACCTGAACTTAGAGCTTATCAATGAGTATGCCAATCCGTACAAAGCTACTAAAGCTATGTCATTTGTTGAGTATTGTAATGCAATGGACTTGTTGAATTTCACTCACCTTTCTGTTGGGATAAATGAAATTTCAGACCAAAAACGGACTCTAGAATGGGATGGGCAGGATACCAAACTTGCCCGCTTACTAAGTCTTGCCAAAAAGTTTGATGCAGAGATTGATTTTGATACGCAGTTAAATGCTGATAGTTCCATCAAATCCTTTAAGGTAAATGTGTATCATGAAAACGACGATAAACATCAAGGGGTAGGGCGTATTAGGAACGATATTCAGCTTACCTATGGGAAAAATCTTAAATCAATCACACGTAAGATTGATAAAACAGGTGTCTATAATGCTATCCGACCAACAGGGAAACGGACAGTAAAAAATGGTAAAGGGGAAGAAGTAGAGGAAATTGTAACCATCGGTAGCCTTGGGGAATGGTCTGAAAATAACAAGGATGGGGTGCGTGAGTTTTATCAGCAAGGAGAGATGCTCTACGCTCCATTATCAATGCAGATGTATCCATCAACTTTTACCAGCTCTACCACAAATGACCAATGGATTAGGAAAGATATGGAGGTTGATAGTGATAGTCCATCAGTTATTAGGGCATCAGCTATTGCAAATCTTAGAAAAAACGCCTATCCAGCATTGACCTATGAAGTGGATGGTTTTATTGATGTTGAAATTGGTGATACTATCAGGATTTATGATGACGGCTTTACTCCTATTTTGCTTGTACAAGCAAGGGTATCACATCAAAAAATCAGTTTTACCAATCCAGCCAGCAACCAAACAACCTTTGCTAATTTTAAGGCTCTTGAAAACAATCTATCTGATGGGATACAGGCTGCTTTTGAGCGTTTGTTTGAGGCATCTAAGCCCTACCTTATTAAGTTATCCACAGACAACGGTGTCATTTTTAAAAATCAGATTGGGCAAAGCTTAGTTACACCGTCCTTGTATCGAGGTGGTAAGCCAGTGGTTTCTGGTGTCACTTGGCGTTGGTCACTAGACGGGAATATCACAACAGGCATGACTTACCTTGTCCAAGGTTCAAGCGTGACAGATACGGCTACATTGACGGTTGCAGCATACGTTGGTAACGATGAGGTGGCGGTTGATGAAATTTCTTTTGTAAATGTCCTTGATGGTACGATGGGGACACCTGGCAAGCCAGGACAAGACGGGCGTACTCCTTATGTACACACGGCATGGTCTAACAATGAAACTGGTACATCTGGTTTCTCACTTGATAGCTCTATTAATAAGATCTACATCGGTATTTATACTGACTTTGAGCCAATGGATAGTCAAGACCCAAGAAAATATAAATGGACAAAAATAAAAGGCGACAAGGGGGATAAGGGCGACCCTGGACAGCGTGGACTTGATGGCTTGCAAGGAGAAAAAGGCGAGCAAGGGTTACCTGGCGCAAAAGGTGCAGATGGTAAAACGCAGTACACCCATATTGCCTATGCCAATTCTGCTGATGGTCGTACTGATTTCAGTACAAGTGCCTCTAATCGCTCCTATATAGGTATGTATGTGGACTTTAACAGCCAAGACAGTACTAATCCATCTGATTATGCTTGGACACTTGTAAAAGGGTCTGACGGAGCAAACGGTATAGCAGGTAAGGCAGGCGTAGATGGTCGGACACCATACTTACACATTGCCTATGCCACATCAAATAATGGCTCACAGGGATTTTCAACCACGGATAGCGTCAATAAAACATACATTGGCACATACACGGACTATGTGCAGGCAGACAGCACAGATTACAGGGTCTATAAGTGGACTTTAATCAAGGGGGCAGATGGTAATGGCATCGCCAATGTCACTAACTACTATCTTGCTACCACAGCCTCAACAGGGGTGACAAGAAGTACAGCGGGCTGGACAACTACACCCCAGACAATCACAAGTGCCAAGCGGTATCACTGGAATTACCGAGTAGAACTATACACCGATGGCACAAGTAAGACCACAGAGCCAGCCATTATTGGTGTATATGGTGATAAGGGCGATACTGGTGCGCGTGGTATTCAAGGTATACAGGGTGTCAGAGGTGAGCAAGGCATCCCAGGAGAGAAAGGTGCTGATGGTCGTACTCAATATACCCATATAGCCTATGCAGACAATGCAGCTGGCGGAGGGTTTAGTCAGACAGACCAAACTAAAGTCTATATTGGCATGTATCAAGACTTTAATTCCACTGACAGCACCAATCCTGCATCATATCGCTGGACCAAATGGAAAGGCTCTGACGGTGCTCAGGGCATTCCAGGAGCAAGAGGAGCAGACGGTAGGACACCTTATATACATTTTGCTTATGCAGAAAGCGCTGATGGTCGTATAGGTTTTAGCACCACCCAAACAGGCAACAAACGGTATATAGGCACATACACAGACTATGTGCAGACAGATAGTACAGAGCCAACAAAATACAAATGGGTTGATATGGTTGGGACAGTATCATCGGGCAGCAATAACTTATTGCCAAATGCAGATTTTAGCAAGTTACATGATACGACTACAGTTTTCACGGTAGCAGGAGTTACTTACCATAATACTATATTGAAAAATTGGAATAACTTTTACAACAGTGGTATTGCAAATCCCACAACGTCGATGCATAGCTATTTAACTGACAAAATCGTTGCTGGAGAGCAAGTTGTTGTATTCGATGAGTCTGATGGTAGTAGAAACTGGAAATCAATCAATACAAACATTGATAGCAAAAAGCTACGAGCTGGAGAATATTATTTCTCGGCAGATTTGATGACAACATTGATTGGGTCAAAACTATTTTTTGGTTTTTACTATACAAAAAAAGGTGGAGGTCAAAATTTTCACGCAGGACAAGCCACCGTGTATCCAACTGCTGCTAACACATGGCAACGGTTAGGGGCGGTTGTCAAAATAAATGATGATATTGATTTGAGTGTAGCAAGTCATCGTTTCTATATCTACGGATATGGTTTCACAAGTAATGCGATTTTGTACCTCAAAAAACCGAAATTGACAGAGGGGAATGTTATGACTGACTTTTCGCTGTCGGTTGAGGATGTCAATGAGTATATCAACTCGAAAGCAGACCAAATATTGACCCAAGAACAGCTTAACGCTCTTAACGAGCGGGCGCAGATACTTGATGCAGAGCTTAAAGCAAAGGCATCTATGGATGCGCTTAGCGACCTCGAGAAAGCTTATCAATCATTTGTAAAATCAAATACTGATAGCCGAGCCAAAGCAGAAGCGGATTTGGCAGAGGCAGGTCGGCGTATCGAGATGCTTGTTACTCAGTTTGGCGGTTTGGCAGAGCTAAAAACATTTATTGATACTTATATGAAAAGCACGAATGAGGGCTTGATTATCGGCAAAAATGATGCAAGCTCAACCATTAAAGTGTCAAGCGATAGAATTTCTATGTTTTCGGCAGGGAAGGAAGTAATGTACATTAGCCAAGGTGTCATCCACATTGATAACGGTATCTTTACTGCATCGGTACAGATTGGAAAATTTAGAACAGAAAAATATCATCTCAATGCTGACATGAATGTCATACGGTATGTTGGGTAGAAAGGGGTAGATAATGGCAAAATTTAGCAATGCGAGTGGGTCTTTGTACTTAAATGTATATATCGAGCCAGGCACTCAAAATATAGCTAATAATACAACAGTAGTAAACTGGCGAATAACAGTTAGTCGTACAGGGGCTTACTTGACACGCAATGAGCAAGGAGATAGTACGCTTAGCTTAGACATTAACGGTGGCAGAGTACACACCTCGAATCCTCGTTGGAGAACATCTGGCGAAGAATTTCTGATGGCTAGTGGTTCGACAACTGTTGGACACAACGCAGACGGCACAAAGAGTTTTCCGTTTTCGGCAACATTTAACCCTAATAACGGTCTACATGGGGTTATCACTGTGTCGGGGAATATCGGCTTGGCAACTATCCCACGCTCTAGTTCGGTATCGGTAGGCATAGGAACTATCGGCAACGCACTTGCTATCAATATCAATCGTCAAAGCTCCAGTTTCAAGCATACTGTTAGATATGCATGGGGTAATAAGTCGGGAACAATCGCAAGTAATGTAGATACGTCTACAACTTGGACTATCCCACTTGATTTTGCGAATGATATTCCCAATGCAACAAGTGGTACAGGGACAATCTTTGTTGACACATATTCTGGTAGTACCAAGACAGGTACACAACAGGTCACATTTACAGCAAATGTGCCAGCAAGCATGAAACCTACATTTTCTGGTGTTACTCTGACAGACACTAATGGGGTTTCAAGAAGTCTGTTGTCTGGCAACAATTTCTTGCAAATTATTTCTAATATCCAAGTAACATTTAATGGACATGCTGGTACGTATGGTTCAACCATCACAGGTTTTAGGGCTGAATTGGTCAATAAAAACCAGGTCACGAACTCAAACGGGGGTACGTTGGGTATCATGAACTTTAACGGCTCTGCTACTATCCGTGCCAGCGTTGTTGATAGCCGTGGCAGATGGTCTGATACCAAAGATGTAACCATCAATGTCATAGAGTATTTTGCCCCTATTTTGAGCTTTACAGCACAGCGAACGAGACAGACACCCAATATCATCCAGATAGTTAGAAACGCTAAGATAGCACCAATTACGCTATCTGGTAGTCAAAAGAACATCATGACATTGTCATTCAAGGTTGCCCCTCTAGGTAGTACCAGCTACACTGCTGATAATGGAAGTGCGTCTGGCAGTTGGACAACTCAACACACTCTAAGTAATTCAGCAGCTAATATGGCAGGGAATTATCCTGCTAATAAGTCATTTACTATCATAGGTACGTTGTCTGATAAATTTACAAGTGTCGAATTTTCAGGGACAGTAGCAACCGAGAGTGTTGTGATGAGTTATGACAAGGATGGCAGGGTTGGTATAGGTAAGATTGTCGAAAACGGACCTGCGGGGTCATTGGATGCGGTAGGTAATATCTATGCAGGTGGTAAGCAGATACAACAGTATCAATTGACAAGCAATGATGGATACATTGTCAATGATTACTATACTGATTTTGATACTAACATAAAGACTGGTATATACCACAAAGGCGTTAATAATGGGGTACAAACTCCTAATTCGCCGTCCAAAGTATGGGGAATATTACAAGTTTACTCTGCAAATAATGGCTCACAAGTATTGCAAATATTCACAGAGCGTGATTCCCCTCGAAGAATGTTTATACGTCTCAGAAGCAACTCAATCTGGTCGGATTGGGAAGAGTATGCCAAAGCTAATCATCCAATGCTGCAAGAGAAACCACTAAAGACATTGACGATGGGATTTCCATACGGACTCAACGCGACATTGACTCGTAAGGACAACTTAGTCACTATCACACTTAATCGTCGCATTACCAACATTGATGTCTTTGAAAATAGAAGAATGATAGAAACAATACCAGCAGGATACCGCCCAACTGCTCAAGTTCATTTAGTATTTGTGCCAAACTCAGGTACTATAACTAAAGCACCATCTATTCTGCATCTAAATGCAGATGGGATAATAGATATGACAAATGGAACAAGTGGACAACACGTTTATACAGGTACAATTAGTTACGTGACTAATGACCCATATCCAAACTAAGAATACGTAAAAAATCCCTAGAAATCTATCAGATAATGAAATCATGAAGGAGGTAAAGACTATGTTAAAAGTTACCAAAACACGCCAAACAACGGCAGAATTTATTGTAATTGAGGACAAGCAAGAGAAACTTGTCAAGACAACGGTAATCAACACAGGTGCTGATGCAGTATCAACGGTATTTGAAACATTGCACGAGCCAGAGCTTTATGCTAAAAACCGTCGAGATATGCGAAAACATGAGCAAGAGTTGCGAGAGTTACGCTATAAAATTGAGGATGAGATTTTAGCTGAACTTGAAGCAGAGAATGCTGAAACAGACTGAGGGGGTGACTGAGTGCCGCCTTGGTTGAAAGATAGTGCTGTCTTGGTCGCAATTGTCACGGTGTCTGGTGGGGTCATTGGTACTTTAATTAGTACCGTAGCTGACTTTTTCATCAAACGCCGTGATAACGAGGTCAAGCGTGGACAAAAAGAAATTATCCAGTCGTTGGATGTCTTAAAAAACGACAATATCAAAATTAAGGCAGACTTAGCTAGTAATGCAGAGGAGCTTGAAAAGCTAAAGAAGAACTCTAAGGACATCACTAGATACCGTTTGTATCACGACATGACAAAAGACATTCTAAATGGCTATACCACGTTAGAAAACAAACGTGAAATAGCTAAACTATTTGACTCTTACAAAATGTTGGACGGAAATGGCGAAATCGAAATGATGTATAAAGAAGAGTTTATTGATTTGCCTTTGCGAAAGGAGCATAAAGATGAAATTAACAAACGGACAATATGATGTTGCTAAGAAAGTAGTTACAGTTGTTGTACCAGCAGCCATCACACTAATTACTGGTCTGGGTGCGTTGTATAAATTTGATACAACAGCTATCACAGGAACAATTGCCCTATTTGCAACATTTGCAGGTACTGTACTTGGTGTTTCTAGCAAGAATTATCATCAAGAAAGCAATTAGGGAGGTATATCATGAAAGCAATAGGGAAAATTCTGCTGATTTCGATCTTGATACCGCTATTTATTGTGATTAGCTTTGTTGTTTTCTTGGTTAGCCCATTTTTAGAATTATTAACAAAGGGGGATTGACATGCTAAATCAGATTGTTTTGTATTCCAAGAATTTAGCCAATGCTAGAGCAGGTGTTGATAAAGATGGTGCATGGGGTTACCAATGTGCAGATTTATCTTGTTTTATTGTAAAAAATTGGCGTGGTGTTGACCTTTGGGGGAATGCTATTGATTTGTTAAATAGTGCAAAAGCGCAGGGCATTAAGGTTGTGCCGTATGTACCTGGTATCAAACCTAAGGCAGGGTGGATTTTCGTCATGCACTACGTTGCAGGAGATGGTATTGATTATGGTCATACTGGCGTAATTGTCGAGGACAGCGATGGCAACAGTATGCGTACTGTTGAACAAAACCTTGCAGGTAATCTTAACGTTGGCAGTCCAGCACAATATCATGTCCGTAGTTTGAATGGTATGGTTGGCTTTATTGTGTTAGCAGATTCTACAGTGAGTTCAGAACCAACCAAACAAATTGAAACTGGTCGTATTGCTGAAACTGGGGTATTTACTTTGAACAGTACAGCAATCAATGTGCGCCGACAGCCCCATCTTTCTGGCGAAATTGTCGCAACATATCAAATTGGCGAAAGTGTAACATATGATAGCTATCTAACTGCTGCTGGTTACCGCTGGATTAGTTGGATTGGTCGTAGTGGCAAGCGTAGTTATATGGCTATTGGTCAAGTCGATGCTAACGGTCGCCGTATAAGTTTGTGGGGTACATTAAAATAACCCAGAACAGCCCAGATTTGGCTTTCAACTTGCAAGGGGTATGATTGCCCATAGAATACAAAAATAATCGCTCCAGGGTAAAATCTGGGGCGATTATTTGTAAGTATTGAAGATGTGTCAAGAGTTTCTGCCCCAAATCCTCCCCAAAAGTTTATTTTTAGGAGGTTTTATACGAGGCGAAAAAGTAGTAAAACGGCGATAGAATAGGCTTTTTGTCAACTAGCAAAAACCTATATACCTTTGTTTAATTCTTTGGTGATCATAATAATGTGCTTTCTAACTAGAATCTGTATTCACAGGTTTTGTCGTAAATCAAGGCAGTTTTTGAGAGAAAACTGACTGTATTTTGAAAAAAACTAACGATGGCTAGCTGATAAACTAGCCTTAGATGGAATTGCTGAACTGTGAATACAGGTTCTTAAATCTTACTTATAAGTTTATCATGGAATGATAAAAAAAGCACATTTTAGAGATGCTTATGCAAAGATATGTATTGAAAACGATTTAAAATTTGATATAATAGACATATATTTTATTAATTATTTATAAACATTTGGAAAATAAATTCTACTAGGAGTAGCAATATTGGAAGAAATCGATTTTGAAGAATTTAAGATTTATAAAGAGGAGAACAAGTATAGTTTTTTATATGCGGATTTTGATGATGAAAATAAATTCTTGACAGGATTAGTTTCGTATATTTTTGATGAGAAAAATTTGCTCCTTTATTCTGAACTAAATACAGGGATAGAATTTACCCCAGGCAAAAAAGAATATGTAAGGATTTATAAAAATATTCAATACTTCTTGAATGAAGAGTTAATGAAGATACCAGTAGTTGATTTGGATGATGAGTTAGAAAGGATATTAGGTGAAGAATACGAATGTCTTAGAGACTCTGATGGCAAGTTCTTAATAAAACAAGATAAAATAGGAAAAATTGGGGAATATATTTTTCATTTAATATTAACAAGATATTTTGGATACAAATGCATAATTCCAAAATTCCGTATTACAACAGATAGAAATATGAGTGCATTTGGTATTGATACATTATTTTATGATGATGAAAAAAGTGAAATTCTATTTGGAGAAGCAAAATTTTCAAAGAAACTAAAAAATGGAGTGTCCTTGGTTAATCGATCTTTGAGAGATTATGAGCAAAATATAAAAGAAGAATACAGAATGAAGACAAAGTCGTTAGAATTATATTTCTAA